CGGCGACGACGAGGAGGCGGTAGTGGCGACGCTCAGCGCGATCGGCACGGCGTACGTGTACGTGCCGGACGTCCGGCCCTTCGCCGACGGCGAGGAGACGACACCGGTGACGGACCTGCCGGTCCGGATGGCCTTCACCGTCCCGGGCGTCGACCCCCTCCCGGGTGACTGGAAGGCCGCGTCGTGGAAGCCCGACGCCCCGTCCCCGACCGCCCGGTGCATGGTCGGCCCCGACGGAGGTGTCGTCGTCCTCACGCGCGGCGTCTACGACATATGGCTCGACGTGCAGGGCACGAGCGAGCGGCCGAAGGAACCGGTCGGGAAACTCGTCGTCCGCTGAGAGCGACTCGACCCCCACACCGGCTCTACGCTGCCGGTTGTGGCGGTCGTGAAGGACACTGATCTCACCGCGTACATGAGCGGGATCCGGCTCCCGCCGGACGCGCAGCAGATCATCGACGTCGTCCTCGACGGCATTCAGGGTGACCTAGAGGAGCACCTCGGCTACCCGGTCCTCGGCGAGGACTACGTCACCGAGACCGTCTCCCTCGGCCTGTCGACCTACGACACGGGGCGGCGTGACACGCAGCCGCGGCTCCTGACCGAGCAGTGGCCGATCGCTGAGGTCCTCACCGTCACCGACACCGCCGGGACACCCGTCCCCTACACCCTCGACGGCACCGGCCGGATCCGGCTGTCCGGCACGATCGACCAGCAGGTCGGCCCCTACGTCGTCACCTACCGGCCGGGGCTACCGCCCCGCGCGCTCGCGCAGGCGAAAAAGGGGATCCTGTCCGTCGCGTCGCGTGAGATGCAGAACAAGCACGACGACACCCGCAGCACCGCCGGGCTCGACGGCAGGCAGCCCTCACCGCTGCCCGAGGGGTGGCAAAAGGAAGAACTCAAGCGGTTCTCCCGGTGGCGGCGCCGCGGAGTGTTCTCCCGGACCCTGCAGTACGGGGCGGACGTCGCCGCGGTCACGACCGGATACGGCACCGCCTACGGAGTCGTCACCGCCGTCGACGGCGCGCTAGAGACCGGGACGGCGACGTCGTGGTAGCCAACAACGAGATCGTCGTCGTCGGGCAGGACGCGCTGCGGCGCACCGCCCGCGACCTCCTCGCTATGGCCGAGCGGGCCCGTGACACCTCCCCGGCGTGGCGCGCGTGGGGCGAGGACGTCCTGCACGCCTTCCGGGAGCAGTTCGAGACCGAGGGGCTGCGGCTCACCGGCCGGGCGTGGTCACCGCTGAGCCCCCGCTACGCAGCATGGAAGGCCCGTCACTTCCCCGGGCAGCCGATCCTGCAGCGCACCGGCGCTATGTTCGCGCAGGTCTCCCACCGACCGATGGAGGTCGAGCGGGTCACCGCGAGCAGCGGCGAGTACGGCCTGCGCGGTGACGTGCCCCGCTACCACCAGCACGGCACCCGGAAGATGCCCGCACGCCCGATCGCCCGTGTCACGCAGGACCTGACGGTCGCGGCGGCCCGGCGGGTCCGCGATCACATCCTGCACGGGATGACCCGGTGAAGGTGACGACCCGCGGGCCGCGTGAGGTCCGGGACGGGATCGCCAAGCACCTCGCCGTGCACCTACCGGTGCTCGTCCCGCTCCTGCGTGAGCAGTGGGAGGACGAGGCGGCCTTCCCGCCCGCCGGTCCGGACAGCGACAACCCGCCGGTGCCGGACCCGGCGGACGTCTGGCCGTTTGAGGGGCACCCGGTCGACCGTTGGCCCTCGATCAACGTCGCGATCGAGGAGGGGGTGAGCGACTTCGCCTCCGTCGAGACGACCGAGGGGCTCGACTCGACGCTCTACTTCACGACCTACACGGCGAACGCCTACGTGTGGATCAACGTGCCGGACCTGCAGGCCGCGACTGACGTCCGTGACGACCTGCAGACCGCTATGCGGATCGTCCTGCTCGACATGCCGATCGACGCGCCTGAGCGGCTGACTGTCCTCAAGCAGGGATTCCGGTCTGTGTACGGCACACCGCAGCCCGGGAAGGGCGACCGCTGGCAGGCGGCGGGGCGCTGCGCCTTCTCAGTTCGCGCGCAAGAGCGCATTACCCGGCCCGGGCTTGTTACCGTGCCACCGTCCGGCCCGATCGACGTCGACCTTGAGGTGAGTGCGACCGCGATGCCGCCTATCCACCCGGCTCTGCAGTGAGGGGTTGCTGACGCATGTACGCGACCGCATTCAACACCGGCCCGGCTGCGGTGCAGGTCGACCGTGAGGGACGGCAGATCCTCTCCGGCGATTGGGGCACCATCGAGACGACCGACGACCTCGTCCGCGCTGCGGGCGACGTCCTCGTCGTGCACGATGACCCCGGTGAGGGCGTCGATATCGACCCCCGCGCCCGTGAAGCCTTCGACCGGACCGCGGCGATCGCAGCCCGCGCGGAGACCCTGCAGGGCCTCGACAAGCCGGACCTCGTCCCGCTCGCCGTCGACGCCGGTGTCCCGGGCGCTGAGGACCTAAACAAGCCGGACCTCGTCGCAGCCCTCGCAGCCCGTGCAGACGTCAACCTGCCGGAGGCCGCTGAGGAGACGTCGTCCGACGAGGACAAGCCCGGTGACGAGGACACGTCGCCGCCCGCCCGTACGCGCCGTTCCGGCGCAGCGAAGCAGTAGGAGGCGCAGTCGATGCCCGGTGTTGTTGTCAAGACCGCTCCGCGCGGTGGCTCCGGCGCTCCGCTCGTCGCCCCCTCGGGGACGTGGTTCGTCGCCGGTATCACCGAGCGAGGAGACACGACCGCACCGATCGAGTTGCGCGGGCCGAGTGACTACACGCGGCTGTGCGGCGACCCGACCGGCTACGACACCCTCTCGGATCAGATCACGACGTTCTTCAAGGAAGGCGGAGCGCGGGTTTACGTCGCCCGGCTCGTCGGTCCCGGAGCGACGGTCGGATCCCTCACCCTCGTCGACCGGGCCGGGTCGCCGCTGTCGACGCTGCGTGTCGACGCCGCCTCGCCGGGCTCGTGGTCCTCACGGCTGACCGTCGCTGTCGCTGACGGCAGCGACCCCGGCACGTTCCGCCTCACCGTCCTGCTCGACGGCAACGCAGTCGAGGACAAGGACAACCTCGTGAGCCCGGCCGCTGCCGCGGCCGCGTTCGCGTCGAGTGTCTACGTGCGGGTCACCGACCTCGGCTCGGCGACCGCAGCACCGAACAACATCCCGGCGATCCTCCCGGCGACGGCTATGACGACGCAGGGGTCGGACGACCGCGCCTCGATCGTCGACGCGGTCCGCACCGGCGCGCTGGCGCGTTTCCCGGCCTCTCTCGGTGACGGCGCGGTGTCGATCCCCGGCTCGTCCTCGCAGGCGGTCTACGACGGGATCAGGCAGCACTGCGAGGACACGAACCGGGTCGGGATCCTCGCTGCAGCCCGCGGGACGACCGCAGCGACGCTCACCTCGACCGCGGAGGAGTTCGCCGGGGTGCTCGGCGCGGAGTTCTGCGCCCTCTACGCCCCCTGGATCCTCGTCCCCAACGGCGCGGGCGGGACGAAGGCGATCAGCCCCGAGGGTTTCGTCGCTGCCTGCCGCAACCGCGCGCATGAGCAGGTCGGGCCCTGGCGGATCGCCGCCGGTGACATCGCCGCCGCCCGCTACGTCGACGACCTCGACGCACCGTTCGACGACGCGACCGCCGACGACCTCGACGCGACCCGCGTCAACGTCCTACGGCTCATCGGCGGCGTCCCGACCGTCTACGGCGGCCGGTCGCTGTCCTCGGACGAGACCGACTACTACTGGCTCAAGAACCGGGACCTGCTGAACTACATCAGCGTCGAGGGCGCGGCTCTGCTGCGCTCGCGGGTGTTCCACAACATCGACTCCCGCGGGCACCTCCTCAACGACCTCAAGCAGGAAATGGTCGGGTTCTTGGAGCCGATCCGGCTCGCGGACGGGCTGTTTGAGAAGCCCGACCCGAACAGCCCGGGATCCTTCCTCGACCCCGGTTACAGCGTCGACGTCGGTGAGGCCGTCAACCCCGTCTCGTCTCTGCAGCAGCAGAAGGCGAGCGTGCAGGTTTCGGTGCGGCCGACGCCGGGGGCGAGCCTGATCGAGTTGTCGATCATCGAGGTCGCGCTGACCGCGGCGGTCTAGCCGCCCGACACATAGGGAGCAGCAGTGGGTGACAAGGCCGCGGCATTTCAGTTCCTCGTCAAGATCGCCGGGTGGGACGGGTACTTCGTGTCCCGTACCGGCGGTGAGACCTCCGCGCCGGTGACGAAGGTCTACGACGGCGGAGCGGAGTTCCCCGAGACCGTCGCGGGCCGCAAAGACGTCTCCAACATCGTCTGCGGTCGACACTTCGACCCGAACCGCGACGGCCCGATCCGGGCGCAGTTCAAGAATCAGGTCGGCCGGTTCCGTACGACGGTGTCGGTGACGCCGACCGATGAGAACTTCATCCCGACCGGACCGGCGGACGTCTACCCGGACGCGCTGCTCAGCCGGTTCGGCCCGCCGACCGCGGACGCGGAGTCCAACGACCCGAGCCGCTACGAGGTGGAGTTCACGGTCACGCAGGTCGCCTAATGCGATGATCGGGCGCTGCTAGCCCGAACAGCCGACGGAGAGGCCTGAGCGCGATGCCCGAGACACCCACACCGACCTATGACGCCC